GTTCTTCAACTTTAGATTCTTCAACTTTAGGTTCTTCAACTTTAGATTCTAGAGCAGTAACATTTTCGGTGACAATCGACTGTTCTTCAACATTTTTCAGGCTTTCAGTTGGGGCAGCATAAGCTTCAGTAGTTTTGTTTTTTTTCTTGGGCATTTTATACTAATATAAAAGATTTAATTCTAGTTTTTTTAACTTAATTTAATTTTTATTTATTCGTATTATTCTGAAATTATTTTCTTGGTATATAGTATAAAAAAAATGGGAGGAGGATTAATGCAATTAGTAGCTTATGGCGCACAGGATATTTACCTTACTGGTAACCCACAGATTACCTTTTTCAAGGTTGTCTACCGCAGACACACCAACTTCGCGATGGAATCGATTGCGCAAACTTTTAATGGATCTGTTGGAATAGGTAAAACAGTTTCAGCAACTATTTCAAGAAATGGTGATTTAGTTAGTAAATTATATTTAGAAGCAACAGTGGCTGGTGCTAGTTCAGGAGATCTTGGGACCAATGCAGGTTCGGCTTTAATAGACAATGTAGAATGTGAAATTGGTGGACAACAAATTGATAAACATTACGGTCATTGGATGGAAGCTTGGGCTGAACTAACACAGCCAAACACAGCTGGTATTCAAGCAGCATTTCATGCCACGGATGGTGTTACTATAGGTGATGGTGCTGCTACATTATTTCAAAGAACTACTGGTTTTGGTGGTGTTGCAGGTATAGGATCCAATGATACTACCAAAAAATTATACATACCATTACAGTTTTGGTTCTGCCGCAATCCAGGTTTAGCATTACCATTAATTGCCCTTCAATATCATGAAGTTAAAATTAAAATGACTTTTGCTGCTAGTACGAAAGTTCACGCGAACGCTGAAACCGTTTCTGCTGAATTATTTGCAGATTACATTTATCTCGACACTGATGAAAGACGTCGCTTCGCCCAAGTCAGTCATGAATACCTTATTGAACAAGTTCAGTTTGCGAATTTTTCTGGTAGTTCAACAACTATGGAACTTAACTTTAATCACCCAGTTAAAGAATTAGTTTGGACTGGTGGATGTGCTACAGCCCCAACAACAGCAGCAGGTATATCGACACCTTTAGCTGTAGCAACCGGAACATATCAAATAAAATTAAATGGACATGATCGTATGTCGGCTCGTGACTTTAGTTATTTTACAAGAGTACAGGTAATGGATCATCATTCAGGTTACGGAAGTTTAATAAATGATAATTCGGTTGCTGTATACTCATTTGCTCTTAAACCAGAAGAACATCAGCCATCTGGAACATGCAATTTCTCAAGAATTGACAACGCACAATTGGTGTGTACATCGGCGTCGGCCCTATGTAATGTCTATGCCGTCAACTACAACGTCCTCCGTATCATGAGTGGTATGGGGGGTCTCGCCTACTCTAACTAAGTTTAGAGTAGTCAATAGTGTATCGCTTACTCTAACTAAACAAATTATCTCTAGTATTAAATTATTTTTTAAAAGAAAAAACTATATTTTTTTCTTGGTATATAGTATAAAAAATGGGAGGAGGATTAATGCAATTAGTAGCTTATGGCGCTCAGGATATTTACCTTACTGGTAACCCACAGATAACTTTCTTCAAAGTTGTCTACCGCAGACACACCAACTTCGCGATGGAAGCGATTGAACAGACCTGGAACGGTACAGACGGTACTTCTGAAGATCCTGCTGCTGGAAGATGTACTGCGACTATTTCACGTAATGGTGATTTAGTCCACAGAATGTATCTAGAACAAGATGTAGATACTGATGATAATAAGTCTAATCCTTCAGCGGCAAGTATCACAAATATTACACTTGAGATTGGTGGACAACAAATTGATAAACAAGGAGGTCAATGGATGAATATCTGGTCTCATTTAACTGAACAAAATCCTTCAGGTCATGTTGGTGCTTCTATTGCTGGCACAACTGATGGTACTTTATTCCAAAATATGTCTGGTATGGGGGGTATGTACACGAGGGGGACAAGTAATAATGCAAAATATTGGGTTCCATTACAATTTTGGTTTTGCCGTAATCCTGGACTAGCTTTACCTTTAATTGCTCTTCAATATCATGAAGTTAAGGTTATATTAGAACATGACTTTTCTCTTGGTGGACATACAGCTGTTAATTCCAATAATTTATGGTGTGATTACATCTATCTTGATACTGATGAAAGACGTAGATTTGCCCAGGTATCTCACGAATATTTAATTGAACAGGTACAAGAACAAACAATTACTGCAGCAGTATCTTCGGACCTTAACTTCAACCACCCTGTTAAAGAACTTGTATTTTGTGTTACTGCCACAACCGGAGTACTTGCCGCAATAGGATCATCTGCTGCAACATATCAACTTAAATTAAATGGTCATGATCGTTTTGCAGAACGCGATTGGAGATACTTCTCTAGAACTCAAGTATGGCAGCATCATTCTGGAGCAGGTGGATTAAATGCGTCTGCTGCTGCCAATACAGCAGGCGGACTTGATGGCGCTCAAAATGATAGTATAGGTGTATATTCATTTGCCCTCAAACCTGAAGAACACCAACCATCTGGAACTTGCAACTTCTCTCGTATTGATAATGCACAGCTTGTTCAGACCGCAAATGGTGCCGCCACCATGTGCTACGCTGTCAACTACAACGTACTCCGCATTATGTCGGGTATGGGTGGCCTCGCTTACTCCAATTAAGGTTAGAGTAGACAAGTGTACTCGAAACTAAAAGAATTAAAAGAATTAAAAAAACTAAACAAATTATTTCTAGTATTAAATTATTTTTTAAGGATAAAATTTCAAAATTTTTTTCTTGGTATATAGTATAAAAAAAATGGGAGGAGGATTAATGCAATTAGTAGCTTATGGCGCACAGGATATTTACCTTACTGGTAACCCACAGATCACCTTTTTCAAGGTTGTCTACCGGAGACACACCAACTTCGCGATGGAATGCATCGAACAGACCCTTCAGGGCGGTGCCGCAACTGGCGGAACCTCAACTGTCACTATCTCTAGAAATGGTGATTTAGTTTACAAAGTTTACGTAACCGATTCGGCAGGTTCGGCGACCGCCAGCAGTGAATGGCTTTCGGAAGTTGAATTAGAAATTGGTGGGCAGAAGATTGATAAACACTACAAAGAATGGATGAATGTATGGACCGAATTATCCACTTCGGAATCCAAAGCTGTTGGATTAAAAGCGATGCAAGGAGACATTGGTCTTAAATCAGCAGCAGGCGTAGGTACGGGCGTTATTTTGTCCCAGATCCCCCTTCAATTCTGGTTTTGCCGCAACCCGGGTCTTGCTTTACCTTTAATTGCTCTTCAGTATCACGAGGTCAAACTTAAATTAAAGTGGGGTACCTTCACCACCGCCATTAGCCCTAAGGTCGTATGTGATTACATCTACCTTGACACCGATGAACGCCGTAGATTCGCCCAGGTTTCGCACGAATACCTTATTGAACAGTTACAGAAACAAACATACACTAATGCTGCCGGTTCCCACAAACTAAACTTTAATCATCCAGTTAAGGAACTTGTCTGGACATCACCAGCGACCAATGCATACTTAACTGCCCAGCTCAAACTCAATGGTCACGACCGCTTTTCTGCTCAGCAAGAAGAATACTTCCAGCTCCGGCAACCATTCGATCACCACACTGCTGTCCCTAGACAGAATTTACCGCAAGAAGCTCAGTTAACAAGTAATATGTTATCCGTCAATACTACGAATATTAATACCGTCGGGGCCTTGACAACCGAGGCGAATGTCTCTGACAACGCCGATGTCACCAGCGGCAAGTTCTTGATTGCCGATATAGCATCATTTGCGGTCGGGCAACCTGTTTTTGCCGCATTTGATGCTGGAACAGGCGCCGCAGGCGCCGGGGGTGTTGCTTTAGTCGCGTCCCAAGGTATTTTTGTTCTGACAGCGGATGTCCGCGAGGAGTCGCTCATTGCTGGTAGAGTATACAAAATAACGTTTAGTGGCGGCGATGCCGGCACTAAACTAGTTGAAACGGAAATATTTACAACATTATTGGCAAAATTCACAGGCAGCAATCAGTCTGGTCTCACAATTGGAACCGCTTCATTATGTCTTATATTTGATAAAATGTTCAGACGAAAAACTGATGCTACCGCTGCTGCTGATGTTATAATTTCTAAAATTCAAGTAATGGACTCGCTGCAGGCGACGCTGGGGCAGGCACGTACCTCCCAGATGACCCCTAAGATCAATGTTTACTCATTCGGCCTCAAACCTGAAGAACACCAGCCATCAGGCACCTGCAATTTCTCCAGAATTGACAATGCGCAATTAGTACTCGGGGCAGCGCCTGGTGCGAGTGCCGGCAACATCTACGCTGTCAACTACAACGTACTCCGCATTATGTCGGGTATGGGTGGTCTCGCTTACTCGAACTAAATTCGAGAAGACAAGTGTACTCCAACTAAGTTAGAGAAGACAAGTGTACTCGAACTAAAAGAAATCAAAAAATTATTTTTTATATTATTCTAGAATTAACTAAAATAATCTTTATTTTTTTAATATTTATTATAAGTAGATATGTTAACATTT